TGTTGTACATGCAGGGAAAAGATGGAAAGATAACATAATAAAAAATCAATGTGCCTTTAGTTATTTCTGTGATGGTAAGAGAGAGTGGTATGATGTAGATAAAAAATCAGTTAGCGTTGCTTATGATGTTGCTTCTTTAGCTGTTAGAGGTGTGATGGTATATTCTACGTTAGGAGCTACGCATTACCATGCTAGTTATGTAGTTCCATTTTGGTCTAACCACTTGGAAAGATTAGAACAAATAGGGACTCACATTTTTTATATTGACTAGTGCTTAAAAATATGATACTATTCGTTTGAAACGAGGTTGATATGGGTAGAGTTAAAGATTTATTGTACACTGGAGTTTATGATATGAGTTATGAAGATGACTTATTAAGAGAGAATAATATACTAAGAAAAAATGTTAAAGATTTACAGGAACAATTACATAAAGCTCATCAGAGAATTAAACATCTTACTAATAATAAATGGTCTGAAGAGAAAGATATAAAATAAATGGATGAAAATAAAAAACAGTGCCAGGTATTTGACTTTGTTTCTATCAAGCAAGCGATAGAAGAAAAGAAAAATGAATTTGAAAGTCAAGTCTCTGATGAAGAGTGGGAAGATTGTGTATATACTTTATTTATTTTCATGTCTGAAAATGGATATGACCCTCATAAACAATCAGAGATAATAGAATTTGTTAAAGATTATTTTCCTGATCTACCATACAATGATAACGAGGATTGACCAATGACTAAAAATTTATGGGAGAAAGAAGAACGCCAAGTGTTTCGATCTCTCACTCGACAGTACAAACAAGAAGGTTATGATATCAAAGAAGCTAAGAAGTTAGCTAGAGAAGAAACAAATGAGATTATGTTAGACAAGAAAGAGTTTGCAGAAAACTTATATCAACAGGCGTTAGAAGACTTTGATTGATAATATTATAGACAAGATAATTTTAGTTAGGGCATTAAACTATGATGCATCTTTTAAGTTTACTCGTAAGAAAGGAGGTATGCTATCTGTTTATAATTCTAACAAAGTTGTTTGGATATATCCGTATCCAAATGTACTATCACAATCTTATGTTAGAAAAGCTCTTACAGATTATTTTGGTAACTCTATTATTAGGAACTAGATATGTCTGGTAAATGGTTAGAAAGAGGAGAGTGTCCTGAGTGTGGATCAAGCGATGCTAACGTAAGACACTCTGATGGATACTCACATTGTTTTTCTTGTAACACACACTTTCATGGAGAGGATGGACAAGTGGTCGTGCCAATGCAAAATAAACGAGATGGTTTTTCAGTTGGAGAACTTAAAGGTATTGATGATCGTAAGATCAGCGCAGCTACGTGCAAGACATATAATACTTATGTTAAAACTAAAGGTGGTACGGTTACTCATCATATCTATCAGTACTTTAATTCACAAGGAGACTTTGTAGGTAATAAGGTTAAACAAGTAGAAGGTAAGAAGTTCTGGTCTGAAGGTGACATGCAAAGCGCAGGTCTGTTTGGTCAAAACTTATTTGGTAAAGGTGGTGGTAAGTATATCACTGTCTGTGAAGGTGAGCTTGATGCTATGTCTGCTTATGAGTTGCTTGGTTCTAAGTGGCCTGCTGTATCAATTAAAACTGGAGCGCAGTCTGCCTTGAAGGATTGCAAGCAAGCCTTTGAATATCTAAATAGCTTTGATAATATTGTTCTATGTTTTGATTCTGATAAGCCTGGACGAGAAGCAGCACAGAAGGTAGCTCAACTATTTGAGCCTAATAAATGCCGTATCATTAGTCTTGAGTACAAGGATGCTAATGAATACATCAAGATGAATAAGCGTAAGAAGTTTACAGAAGAATGGTGGAATGCTGAACCCTTTACGCCAGCAGGTATCATTAATCTTAATACTTTAAAAGATTCTCTGTATGATGAAGCTCACTTTGAGACTTGCCTGTATCCTTGGTCAGGTCTTAATGAGAAGACTTATGGTATGCGGACAGGAGAGCTAGTAACATTTACTAGTGGTGCGGGCATGGGTAAGTCTAGTATTATCAGGGAGCTTATGCATCATCTGTTAAAAAATACAGAAGATAATATTGGTGTTCTTGCTATGGAAGAAAGCATTCGTACTACAGCATTTAACATCATGGCTGTTGAAGCTAATGCTCGATTGTATATCAAGGAGATCAGAGATCAGTTTGATCGTAAGGACTTGTTGAAGTTTCAAGAGGACACCATTGGTACTGGTAGGTTCTTTGCCTTTGATCACTTTGGTTCTATAGGTAATGATGAGATACTAAATCGTGTCAGGTTTATGGCTAAAGCTCTTGAGTGTAAGTGGGTTGTGCTTGATCACCTATCAATCTTAGTATCTGGTCAAGAAGATTTTGGTGATGAGCGTAAGTCTATTGATATCTTGATGACTAAGTTACGTAGCTTAGTTGAAGAAACAGGATGTGGCTTGCTGCTTGTATCTCATCTGCGTAGGCCATCAGGTGACGTAGGTCATGAGAACGGTAAAGAAATTACCTTGTCACACCTGCGTGGAAGTGCTAGTATTGCACATCTGAGTGATAGTGTTATTGGTCTAGAGAGAAATCAACAAGCGACTGATGAGGTTGAAGCTAATACAACTATTATTCGTATCTTAAAGAACAGATACACGGGTGATACTGGTGTTGCTACGTATCTACATTATGATAAAGAGACAGGTCGCATGGCACAAATAGATAACCCATTTGATGCGGGTCTAGAAGTAGATGAGGAGATACCTTTTTAATGCCTTACTGTGTAGTAGATATTGAAACTGATGGTTTAGATGCTACTAAATTACACTGTATTGTAGCTAAAGATATAGCAACAAAGGAGGTTTATACCTGGGCAGAAGATGAATGCAAAGAGTTTCCTACATGGTCTAGTAAGTATGATAAGCTAATCATGCACAATGGAATTAACTTTGATGGATACTGGTTAAACAAGTTACTTAATATGAGTATACCATTGAATAAGATTGAAGATACTCTTATCATGTCACAGTTATACAATCCAGTGCGAGAAGAAGGACATTCTCTTAAAGCATGGGGTGATAAGTTAGATATGCCTAAAGGTGATGTAGATAGTTTTGATTACTATTCTCCTGAGATGCTTGAGTATTGTAAACAAGATACAAACATCACTTATAAATTATATACTGTGTTATCAGAAGAAGGTAAAAGATTTTCTACTCAATCTAAACAATTAGAATACAAGGTACGTGCAATAATTGATCAACAGGAACGTAATGGGTTTGCTTTTAACATACAGAAAGGTCAGACACTATTGGCTACCCTTGAAGATGAAGCAAACGAATTGAGTGATAATGCACAAGAGATGATACCACCTACAAAGGTAGAGTTAAAAACAAAGACAAAGTACATACCTTTCAATATAGGTTCTCGCCAACAGATAGGCACAGTGTTACAGGATCGTGGATGGGAACCTAAATTATATACTGAGAAAGGTAACATCATAGTTAATGATGAAGTTTTATCTAAGATTGACATGGACGAGGCTAGAATGTTTAGTCGCTATCTTTTATTACAGAAGCGTATAGCCCAGATTCGATCTTGGATAGAGAAGTGTGGGGATGAAGGCAGAGTTCATGGAAAAGTAATGACTCTCAAAACAATCACAGGGAGAATGGCACATAACAATCCTAATATGGCACAAGTGCCAGCCTCCTACTCTCCCTATGGTGCTGAGTGTCGTGAGCTTTGGACCGTTAGTAATCCCCACACTCATAAGTTAGTAGGTACTGATGCTTCAGGACTTGAGCTACGTATCCTAGCCTCTTACATGAAAGATCAATCTTTTATTGACGAGGTTGTTAATGGTGATGTACATACAGCTAACATGAAGATGGCTGGCTTGCAGGATCGATCTCAAGCTAAGACATTTATTTATGCTTTGATGTATGGAGCAGGACCAGCAAAGATTGGTGCAGTGGTAGGTGGCTCTGCAAAAGAGGGACAAGAACTTACTAATAGGTTCTTAAAAAACATGCCACGCTTGCGTAACCTACGTAATCAAGTGACAGAAGCAGCAGAGTCTGGTTTAATTAAAGGGTTAGACGGTAGACTTTTACACATACGTAATTCGTTCTCTGCTTTGAATACCTTAATTCAAGGAGCAGGAGCAGTTGTATGTAAACAATGGCTTGTGCATATGATGTCTAATGTATATGCTCAAGGTCTTGATGTTAAACTAGTAGGGAGTATTCATGATGAATATCAGTTTGAAGTAGCTAACCAGGATGTTAAAAAGTTTACAGAGATTACCCAGTATGCTATGACTAAGACTACAAAAACTTTAAACTTAAACTGTCCTCTGGATAGTGAACATAAGGTAGGAACTACATGGCTACAAACACACTAAGAAAGAGGGAGAGTTTTCAAACAGGAGAAAGAGCAGAAAATCTTTTTGAAAGGGTAGCAAAGAAAGAACATTTTAAAGTACATAAAGCTAATAGAGATCAGAATATGAATCAACATATTGATTTCTTTATTAGTTGTTATCATTTTAATTTTAGTGTGGACGTTAAAGCTAGAAAGAAAATTAGTAGAGGAGATTCAGAAGTTAATGATGCATGGACTTGGATTGAATTTAAAAATGTTAGAGGTAAACCTGGATGGTTGTATGGCAAAGCAGATTACATAGCTTTTGAAAGAGAGTTTGATTTTCTATTAGTCAATAGGTACAAATTGATAGAGTTTTGTGAAGATAAGATTGACTTAGAAAATATTGTACCATCTACTCATATGGCTGAGTATGCAGCATATCAACGTAAAGGAAGAAAGGATTTAATTTCAAGGGTT